CTCTGGCGTATCGAACCAGTCCATCACATCCAAGCCCGGTGAGAAGATCTACTACAACCCTGCTGGCGGTCCACCCACGCAGGTCGCTGCTGCTCCGATGCCGGCTTACGTTATGGACAACGTGATGCGTATCCAGGGCGAGATGGGCGATGTAGCTGGCATTCACTCTGTGACCCTGGGCAAGCGCGCCGTGGGCGTTACGTCTGGCGTGGGCATGGAGGTCTTGGCGGCACAGGACACGAGCCAGCTTCAGATTACCCAGCAGCAGATTGAGCGCGCTGTAAAGACGATGGCCAGGTGCGTGCTTGAGTACATGAAGGTCTACTACACCGAGCCCAAGATGATGAGTATGCTCGACGAGTACGGCCGGGTGAGCTTTCAGAGCATCCAGACCACTTCGATCGTGGATAGCCCAGAGGTCTTCATCGAGGCTGGCAGCCTATTCCGGGATGAGGCTCAGGATAGGGATGCTAAGATCATGGAACTCCAGCAGTTGGGCCTCATCGACAACGAGACTGCGCTCAACGAGCTATCCTTCAGGACCGGAAATGCGTTCATCTCAGGGCGTGTGCGCGGCATCTCCCATGCCCGTGACCTCCTGGATGCGGCCCGCGCTGGCATGAACATTGAGATCTTCCTCCACGACGACCTCGAAGCAGCCATGCAGGTGTTCGATGAGTTCGTGAAGAGCGCAGAGTTCTACGACCTCGACGAGGAGCGTCAGGACTACATCAGGGATGTCCTGATATCCATCGCCACAGCGGGTGCTCCAGTGGAGGACTACGAGATGGCGATGGTGGCCAACAAGGTCTTCCCGCGCGCAGAAGGGGCCGATCGAAGCGCAATCGGGCGAAACATAGGCGCGGCCAATTCACCAAATACGCAGCAGCAGGTCACCCAGGAACATGCTGCCAGGGCGCAGCACGCTGGCTCTAGCGCCGCAGCAGAGAGGATGCTCACGAGGGGAGGGGACGCTAATATCAGTAGAGCGCCAGGCTCTAGGGGGGCTATCTGATGGCCCAGGTCAATGACATCATCAATACCGCTCGTACCTACATGGATGAGCCTGACCAGACCTTCCTGACCGATACCATCCTGTCAGCAATGATGGGCATCGCATACCAGGAGTTCAGGCAGAAGGTGATGGAGGCTGACCCGAATATCCTGGCGACTACCATGGACCTGACGCTGTCGGGGGTCAATTCGGTTGACCTCTCCACCATCCCCACGCCGATCTTGGGAGCGCCCGCGACCGCAGCAGACAGGATGGTGAAGCTACTCAGCGTCTACGTCGTTGACTCCACAACTGGGCTCCCAAAGCAGTTGTTCACCGGGGTGGGTAACATTCAAGCTCTCGTCCATGGAGGCTCCCTGTACTACCTCCAGGGGACGACACTATGGCTCTCAAGACGCCTCACCGAGACGGTCAGGCTCGTGTACGTGCCAAGCGGGAGGGCCGTGCTGTGGCAGACGGCCAACACCGCACAGCCTGATGACCTTGACCCGGTACACGACCTCATACCGCTGTATGCGTTCAGGCAGTACCAGATGATGGATTCGGCGGTCTCAGAGGCCCTGGCCATACAGATATCCGCCAGGGAGAAGGCGCTTGAAGAGTACCTGATGACACGCTCTATCGGCGGCCCTGATTACGTGAAGGATGTCACCACACGCGACTTCTATCTGTAGGAGCCCTGATGGCCATACGAGGGCAAGAAGTCGAACTGCTGGGTGACGGCATCAGGGCAGACTCCCCAGCCAAGGGGGCGTTTGCCCTGAACATGCTGTACCGCCGCAACTCCTGGGAGGTGAGGCGCGGGTTTGGCCAGGTCACTGAGCTAGATACCACCATGGGGGCGATTTACCTCAACCAGCCGGACAAGGTGTGGGGCTATCGGAGCCACCTCGGCTCGTACTTGATGAGGTCGAACTTCGGCCACGATCAGATCATATCCGCCTTCTCGTCTGTCGTCTTCACAGGAGATAGGAGGACATCAGAGGGGGATGTGGAAAACGCCTCCCTGTCCCAGTTCACCCCTATCTATATCGTGTCAATCTATGACCTCACCACTGGCGACCGATGGGAAGAGCCAGTCTACAGGCATACCGCAGACTTCGGCACAGGGGCCAGCGTCTTTCAGATGCCAAAGTGGAAGGGAAACTACGAGAGCAACTGGTCGCTCAAGTGGAGCTTCCTCGCAGGGTTCGCCTACTTCGCGCCATTCTCCAACATCGCTGATAGGCAGCAGTGGATACGCGCCACCTACCCCGATAAGCCGTTCTTCTTTGAAGAACTCAATGATGTCCTCTTCTTCGGCAATTCTGACACGGGGCTTCTCGCCTACTCTCCATGCACGTTCAGGGGCTGGAGGCGAGGGGTAAACCAACTCAGCCAGAGAGGCAGGGCGCGGCAGGTAGATACCGTAGATGAGAGAAACTGGGCGACACCGTACTCCGAAAGCTCGGTCGTCATCAACGCCGTGGCGACACCAGGGCCCTTCCCTGATGCGTATCTCTACCTGGACAGGACCAACTTCCCAAAGGCCAGGGGGGTAGCGTCGCTGGGCAACAGGCTCGTCCTCTTTGATGACAAGAACGTCTACTTCTCAGACGAGGGGTTCCCGACCTCATTCGCTGTACCCAACACGCTCACATTGCCATCCGAAGACCACATCACCGCAGCCCATGAGCACATGGGCAATCTCATCATCTTTACTAGATCAGAGACCTGGCTGTTTATGCCGGGAGACGGCTTCATCACCACGGCAGAGGCACGCCTCATTAAGCTCGCAGAGGCCGTTGGGTGCCTGGGAGATAGCGCGATAACCAAGGCCGGTGACTCACTGGTGTGGATGGGGGAAAAGGGGGCCTATACGCTAGGCGGGAAGCTCAACCTAAGCGTCATATCGGAGGCCATTGAGCCCTTCTTCAATGACTACATAACGAACCCCCTCACCAACTACTACCTGCTCGCGGGGGAAATACCAACAGCGGCGATACCAGACCAACTCCCAATATCAGTAAGCGTGCCCGCTCAGATTTACTGCACCTACTCACCGCAACTTGACGTGGTGCTGTTCTCTGTGCCCTCGGCAAAGGCTGCCCTCTGCTTTGGCAAGGGCAAGTGGTCCATGTGGTCGTTTGAGACCATGGTGGGGGACGATACCAGGACCTACATAACTCAGAACATCCAGTCCCCATGGATTATGGCCAACGAGACAGACATCTATATGGTGGCGTCAGAGCCATCAAGCAGGCCAGGTGAAGCCCTCCTGGCCGGGAGCCCTGACGATAGGACGGCGTCCAGGTCGTACTCCATCCTCCAATATGGAAGAGGGGGTGCCGTTGACCGCTCTGTCGAGGCCGTAGAGGACTACAGGCAGGTAGTGGGCAGGTGGAAGGCTCATGATGAGGACGCGAGCCTTGGCAGCAGCGACCACTACCTCTACGTCGGAAAGCCGGTGCCAGTGCCACCAGGCATGGCGCTGGGCCCTGCTGGCGCACAATCGCTGCCAGCAGACTCCATAGACGGGACAGTTTGGGTGCCATTTGACCTATCCCTGGGATACAAGGACGCGGGAGGCTCGTCTGTTTTCACTGGCCCAAACGCCCTCGTCATCTCCTTCACCTTTGACAGCACGCGCTGGGCCCCCGTCAAAGAGGCAGGAGGGGCCATCAGGTTCTTCTTGCCACCAGAGAGACAGCCAACAATAGCGGCGTGGCTGGTGGCTGAGCCCGTTGCCGGGACGATTACCATCGGGTTCACCGGGGCGGCAGGTGCATGGTTCCACACGCCCAACCTAAACCTGAATAAGCACCAAAGGAACCGCCTCCTCTACATCCCGTTCAAGCCCATAACCACAGACACCACCGTGGGCATGGGCATCAACTTCACCGTCAAGGCGGTGCAAGACCCCAGGGGTGTGGTGGGCATGAGGGCGTTTGTGTGGGAGGAGAGCAGGCTCGGTGCCGCTCGCCATGAAGACAACAACGTGGCCCAGGCTGTGGACTGGGCATACAAATCAGGACCAGCGGCGGCAGAAGGCGGTGTCCAGGTCAAGGGGCGCGGCCTTTACATAGACGCGCTGTCCCATGGCGCTGCCGTTGCTGTGCAGAGGCTGAACGAGAACTGGCCATTTGGCCTCCTGAACATCCTCTCTGCCCCAGACACCAAGGGGTGGTCGTCTCAAGTGATTGATGTTGTGGACAGCGCCACTGGGACCCCGTACCCCAGCAGCATCACCAACGTCTCAACCAAGAACACGCTACGCACAAGATACGCAAGGAACAGCACCACGGACCTGACCACCAATACGTTCAACAACGCCGCTGATGGGCCGGTTTACGGAACGCCCGCTGCCGCGATGGGGGCAAGCAACGCGGAGT